ACCTCAACCGGCTGTACTATCTTTTTTGCCATTATGGTTCTTGAATGAGATTTAAATTCCAATCCGCGCCGTCCCATTGTACGGCCACGCGAAAGTTATCACCTGTGGAAGGAACACCGATGTCCGATTGCGTCAGGCCGTTCACCGTCACAATCCAATCTTTTAACGAAGGCCGCAACCCTGTGCCGGTGGCCTCTGAATTCCATCCGAACCGCTTAAGGGGAATATCAACCCCATTGCGGAAATCCGGGAACCGGTCGTTATTGTCATCTACTTGGTCATAGCCGCCCCCTACCTTGCCAGTGGTTCCGACGAATGCTGCGCCTTGTTTGATTTTCAGGAACTCGCAGCGGGTAAGTTCCGCCGTTCCGATAGGGTAATCTGAAACTTTGTTCAGCCGGAAATATTGGCCATCGAAAAAGAACAGGTCACGGAAAGACCACCGCTGCCAGTCTGCCGGATTAACGTACACCATAGCCTCCACGATTCGGCTGTTTCGGTCTGTAATTTCGTTGATGTACTTGCGCCAATTCCGGTTAAACAGGTTGTTGTTAGGGTATTGCACGCCCTTGGGCAGGTTCACGTAGAAAGGCATTCCGAAATTCAAATCCTTAGTCGGGCTGAAAGGATTGTCCAGATGCCCCGCGTGAGGATAGCCCCCGGTAATCTGCTCAGGGTTCAGCGGAACGATACTCGGAATAGTGCCGACCGCATCGCAAAGCGTCCATGTGTTGTTGGTCACTTTCCCGCTCCAATACAGCATCCGCAATTCGCCCGCGCTGTTGCCGTCCTGTGCCATTGAAGCAACCACAAACCGCCCGCCCGCATGGTTGTATGGAGTACCTGCAAAGGTTGTTTCAATCTTCTTTTCCTGCCGGATAAAGTCGTTATCCACAAAAACCCGCGCTTCGCCGTATGGCTTGCCGATTGCTTTTTGATATTCATCGCTCAGGCCGTCCTTACCCGCTGCCATTGTGAAGATGTACGGGTTGGCATCCAGTTCGCCCATTGGCCGGATGGCCACCGGCTGCGAGCGGTCTATCTTGTGCGTCAGGTCATGCACAACCGTATCGCGGTAGAATGATTCGCGGGGCGCAATGAATAGTTCGCCGCTCCTGCCCGTGGATTCGATGTACAGGTTGTCCATCTTGATGAGGTCGGACAAAAATTTATCCTGTGTCCAGTCCCCATTGGTAAACATGGAATTGAAGTCCACCAATATCCCGATAACGTGTGCGCTCTGTGCCGCGTTTATTTCAATCGTGCTGTTGGCTTTGATTGTGACCGTTCCGCCGGTGGCCGTGCGCCATCCTGCCAGCGGGTTTGTAATGTCATAGGTAAGTATGCGAATAGGCCGGATTTCAATTTCATCATTGGCAAGAGTATAGAACCCATTGCCGAAAGCCTCCACGGTGATATTGCCGCCAATTATCGCCTGATTGGTGAACTGGCCGGTGGTGAATGTTTCAGCCAACCTGCCGCTGGTGTACACGCCGAACTCAACTTGCAGCCGCTGGAAGAGCGTGCTACTGATGCCGGTCACGGTCACGTCAATGAAGGTTTCAACGGTGTACAATACGCCGGTGTAAGGCGAATCATACTTACCTGTAGTAGTGTTGAAGTTCCCGCCTGTGTCGTAGAAACCGCTGCTGCTATCGTCGTTGAATGGTATCGCCGTGCCGAGGGTAACTGCTACGTCCGTACTGCGCCGCGCCCGTGCTGCGAAAGTGTTGATTGTGGCCTCGGAAAGCTGAGGGTATTTTGGGAAAGGAATTACGCGGCTTTTGAATTCGTCGGAATTAAAGAAGCTATCGGCTGTGTAGCTGTACCCTGCCGCGGTAAAAATCTTATCAATCACCACCTTGGCGAATATGGCCGGGATAAAGTCTTCGCAGCCCCATACGTTGTAAGGCTTGTTTTGCCTGCCACGGTCTATCATCGGGTAAACGTACCCATCGGATGCGTTATGGCTCCAGCTATCTTTGATTTCCGTCTTGCTCAGGTTGTGGTTAAACTCCGACAGGTCAAGTTCGGACAGCTTCCTATTCCGAATCTTCGCGAACAGGTCAGCGGCAACACCATGCACGCTTACTTCGTATTCGATTTCCCCTTTCCGCGTTACGTTAATGTTCAGCAGGCGCATATACCCGCGAACCTGCTCCACCTCATCCACGGTCACAAGTGCCGCCGCCTTTTTGTTCGGGTTAAAGTCGGGCGCGAATTGCGTGCCGGTGTTCAACTGCTCTTGGTTGATGTCGAAGATGTGGCCGAAGATGCGGTTATTGTTCGCCGTGCCGGGTATGCGATACGTCTTGCTCCAATCGGAAGACCGCGCATCAGGTTCGCGAATGTCTGCGATTTCCCGTGTCACCTGCAAGGCCTCGTTTTCGGCGATGTCAAGCTGCCGCCCCTCAATGAATAGCCGCATCATAAACGCTGCCTCCGGTCTTTTAATGCCCGCTGAATGGTGATGGAATACTGCACCAATCCATCGCGGTTGTATTTCCGCTCAAAGTCAGCCGTAATCATTGTCACCTTTTCAAGTGCTGAGAAGCCGCCCATGTATGCCACAGGGCTGAAGACAAGCTGCTCGATGAATTCAGCCTCGATATCGGTCAGGAAGTCCGTGTTCAATACCCATTGCTCGGTAAGGGTTGTGTTGTAGTTGCTCACCCCGCCCCGGCTGTTGGCGTAGTTGTAACTGCCCGCCGTGTAGCGGAATGCATCCTGCTCAAAGGTCTTTCGCTCTGCATTCAGGCTGCGAACCGTGCGCTTGCGAAAGGTGTACGAATCGAATCCGCCAAGGGTGTTGAGGAAGTGAAGGGTTACCGGATCGTACTTGGAACATTCCGACCACAGGTTAAAGCGCATTGTTTCGCTTGCCTTGCCCGCGTATCCGGACGGGTAGACCTGGACTGTGTAATAGGCCTCATTGCCCGAAGTAAATCCGATGCTGTTAAATGACGTGTCGATGCAGAGCAGCCGGTCTTTGTAATCGGTGTAGGTGCGGTTCTTCGTGACCGTCTGCAATAGGCTGCCCGCTGCATTGTAACTCTTGAATTCAACCACCTTGTTGACCGTATCCGTGCCGAATAGCGCGGTTAGGCTGTGCTGCTCTGCCGCCTGTACTGAGCGTGGCCGTACATCGGTCAGGAACTTTGCCCCGGCTGTTCCGCCGGATGCGGTCAAGTAGTCAGCAACAGCGAAGGTCGGGAAATCCTGTACCGGTACGCAGGCATCCCAACTGAACTTATTGGCTGTATTGACCACGCCGGTTGCCTCTGTGATGACCCCTGAGCCGGACTCGTATCCGAACTTCGCCCGCCACGTCGCAATCCGGTCTTGCGGGACGATTGCTGCCGCTGAGGGTGGCTGAAAGTCATTGCCGACATAGCTTGCGATAATCTCGGTGACATCGAATACCGCTTCATTCTGTGTGCTGCCATAGCGTATGGGTGCTTTGAGTTTAGCAACGATTGAGCCGTTTACCTCTACCTCGCACAGATAGCGGAAGTTTGCCGCTCCGGTGATGGCGTTATCCGATTCTTTGACCACGAAGGTCAGCGGATTGAACGCGGGAGAGTACTCGGACGGCTGCTGCTCTATTGAATAGGCCATTTCCTATAATGTATCGAAAAGCAAAATGCGCCCAATAAAAAAGGCCACCCTGTTACAGATGGCCTTCGCCCCTTTGTTTCATGCGGCATACAGTCAAACCCAGAGACGACCGCTCCCGGAATCTCTCCGGGCAGCATACGGGACAATTATATTCCGCACAGCCGAGACCATTGGCGCAGCGGCTGAACGTGATGGAAGTATCGGCTGCCTTCAGTCCAATGGCGGTGAATGGGAGTTGTTACCTCGCTGTGTGAATAGCGGGAAACTGTCCACTCCTGCGGGTCTTCGCCATCCCAAAAAACGCACAGGTCTCCGGTGGTTAAACCCTCCGCCATGTAGCTTCCGGGCATTGCACGGATTTCTTCAATCGACATCATGGCTGTATACCTTTGCTTCTTCAATCCATTGCGCGGCCTCATCGGCTGTGACTTGAAAGATGCTCAGGTCATCGCCTGAATAGCTTTCGTCAATCACTGCTTGGTCAAGTTCTGCCACGCTAAGTTCCATGCCGAATTCTTCCGTGATGGATTCCCACGCCTTCAGGTAGCTGAACTTTTCGTACCGTTGATGCAGAAAGTATTGCGGGTCGGTGTGAACATTCATGTGCAGGTAGCCGTACGGGCAATGCTTGTGAAGTTCCTGTTGCGTTCCCTGAATTATGAAGTGAATTGTGCGGCTCATAGCTTAATCGCAAGCGTCTCCCCACCCGCTGTGTAAGTTGGCAACTGAACCTCTTCGCCGTCAGCCGTGACCGTAGTTGTGCCAAACTTCGTGGCCTGCTGGTAAGCTGCCTTTGCCCGCTCTTCGATGGCAGATAGTGCCGCCTTGGCCTCCGACCATTCGCGGATGGCCTTGTAATCCCATCGGCCTGCTGCTGCCTTCTTCTGAATCTCGCATCCGAAATAGTGGAAGGTCTTTTCGCTCCACTTCGCGGCCTCGCTCATGGCTTGGTCTTTCAATTGGCCTTTCAGATCAGCCGCCATTTTCTCAATGCGGGAAAGTGTGATGAATGCAGCCAGCGGGTCGATTGCTCCGCTGTCCTGTTGGATGGCGTAGTCTGCCAGCGCGTTGATAATGTGCAGCCCCTGAGCGTACTCGGTGTGCTGCTGTTCGGTGGTGTTGTATTGTTCCATATGGATTAAGGATTTACGATTGTGAACTCGTTGATGTAATACTGAAAGTCATTCATGGTGCGAAACTCATTCGCATTTACCATGTTCTTGAATACTACGGTGTAGCCGTGTTTGATGTGCTTAAGGACTGTGCCTGCGGTGATGGTGTGTTGTGCTGTTTCCATGATTCAAAGGTAATATCTTTCTGAAAACCCGCAAGCATTATTTTCACAAATTAGCCTAAACGCTTACCTAACTACACTAAATATTTACCGAACAGAACTAAGAACGTCATAAAAGAACTGCACGCGGTCAAGATTGACCTGCGATAAGTCACCATTGGCGGATAGGTATTCAGCATTCGCCGCCCCATTCATCTTGCCTTCATACGCCTCATACAGCCGCGCCTTCCAATCCGCCCGCATCCGGGCCGTGTAGACTCCCGGCGATGGATGGTTTGCGTAAGGCCCGAAATCCGATGCGATGACAGGCAGCGAATAGCACCCGGCCTCTTTCACCTTCAGGTCTGATTTGACGCGGTTAAACCCGTTGCTGATGATTGGGGCAAGGACAACATCCATGCGGGAATAGTAGATGCCGTACATAGACGGGTGAACGCCGGGCCTGAGCTTCAGCCATTCCGGATGGCCCACAGGTGCAAACGCATTGCCCACCGCCTGCCATTCCAGGTCTGCCTCATCGTATCCACAGAGATTGAATTCGCTCCCGGTTTCCTCGCAGAATTCGCGCACCGCATCGGCAATGATCAGCAGGTCGTATCGGTGCGACCGGCTGCCCACATACCCGACCCTGAACCGCTTATCGGGTTGCTTGTCTTGATTCCATTGCAGCTCAGTCAGGTTCAGCGCATTGGGAATAACGAAGGCATTGCGGTTGATCTTGCTCACCTCTTTCAGTAGCCGCTCATTTTCGCAGATTACAGCATCGGCAGAAAAGACGGCCTTTTGAATCTTCGCCGACAATCCGCGCTTCTCCCATTCAGCGTGCGCCGGGTTGTAGCGGTTCATCATCCAATGATCGTCCATGTCCACGATAAAGGGAACGCCAAGCGTGTTCAGTATTTCAATAATGCGGTCTTGTGGTTCGGCAAGTGTGCCATTCCATATCACCAAGTCATATTGGCTCAGGTCGGGCAATGGCTGGTAATTGCCTTTGTCATCCCGCGTGGCCCAAATGTCTACATCGGCAAAGTCCCTGATTCGCAGGTCGTGTAGGGGCGCATACAGGCGATGGTAGGAAACCCCGCTCATGCCGTTAAGTATTCCGAGTATCTTCAATTTGCGTGGAAGTTATAGTGGTGTGTGCCCTCTGTGTCGATGATCATGTGCAGCCGTCCGACTACCTTCAGCCACGGGTATTGAAGTCGGCAGATTGCCTCTGCCTGTGCCCAGCTTATCGCCTCGATGTTCTGCCCGGCGTATTTCTTCAGAGTGCCTTCCCCCTGGTCAATCGCGGTGAATTCTGTGATGTAGGTTTTCATTCAGGCGGATTCAGGTTCATGGTGACGTGTACCTCTCCGCTTAAATCCATGTCCACTTGCTCCTTCGGCTTGCCATAGACGCGGCTCAGGAGGGTTTCGATGCTGTACAGGCTGCCCTTCTCGATGCTGCGTTTGATTGCCGCCGCGATGGTCTTTTCTAATACCGTTGCATTCGGGTTCTCGAAAGCGTCCTTTAGTTCCTCGATAGTCATGGCCATCATCACTTGGATGCAGTCGTTTATTTCTGCCAGCTTGTAGCCCTGCGCCTTGAGCGTGGAAACGTATTTGCGCGGCCTGCCGTTGGGGTTCCGTGTTTCCCCCGGCTTCATTTGGTGCGGTATAAGGTTTTCAGGTTTTGGCATCGCTGTTGTGTCGCTGTTTTGTGTTATATTTGCGCATCATCATGCGGGGTTAGTGTAGTGGCAACACGCTCGGCCTCCAGTCGAGAATCGGCGTTCGATTCGACCACCCCGCTCAAATTAGCCCTGCGTTCTTGCAGGGTTAATTTTTTGCCCTTATACATACCCGCTCCCATTTCGTCTATTTTGCTAAATGGTAATATCGGAACGGTTATTTTGCAGGTTTTGTCTATTAGGTAAATGTAGCGTAATTGGTAGCCTTGCTTTGGCTTCCAGCCATCATTAATATACATTTTCATACTTGCCCCGCCGTTCTCTAAAATATGCTTTCCTTTAGTAGTAGTAGTACGGCTTATTACCTTCTTCGCCTGCTGCTGCTGCTGCTTGCTTCGACCATCCGTTAAACTCATTCTGCTAAATTGCTCACCGCTTGGAGCTTCCCAAATTTGGGTATTCTTATTTAACCCTGTTAAAACAAATCCGCTCGCCCTATAAATTGTACCGTCACCGCATTGCGTACCGTCACTAAAACTCAAAATCCATTTTATATGTGGTGCGTTCTTTTTTAGCAATTTAATACTTATCGCAATACATCTACTTTCACTATTTTTAGGTAAATAATCATCAAAAGCCATCCTATTTAATTCTAACATTTCATTCCATAAACAAGGCTGCACTAATGGCAAAACTTTTCTTTTATCTAATGGGCTGCCGTAACTCAAAACGCCATGTAATTTATCATCTAAGAAGCAGCCAAAGTGTAAAGCACTATTTTGCACAACCTTTCCGCTGTAATGATGTTTCTTCACAAACTCATTAGCCAGCTTTGCGGGTATGACCTTAACGATTATTTCCTTTGCCCTGCCCATGCTGCCACAATTAGATACAGGGCGTTTCCGTTGCTGTTCTCGTTGCCCATTGTTTCCGCGTACTTATACTCGTCCGTTGCCTTCATCTTAGAGATGGCGTTCTGAATTACTTCCGCCTGTTCATCTGCGAGTGTAAAGGTCATTTGTTGAAACGGTGCTTTATCGCCATCGGGCAAAGTGAAGCCTTCACCGAATTGCTCCGCGTTTGCATCAAAGCCGGGCAAATCCAGCCCCCACGCCTCCAGCTTTTCAGCGTCCCATTGGTTCGCCAACATATCCCAATCCCACTCGCCGCCGCTGACGTTGTCCTTAATCACGAATTCCGCCTGCTTATCTTCAGGCCAATGCACAACTTCGACGGGCACTTCTTTCCATCCCGCCGCCTGCATTGCCTTGAATCGCATATTGCCGCCGAGGATCACCATATCCGTATTGCAGACAATAGGCCGAATGGTTGCCATTTCCGGGAACTCCTTCAGCGATTCAACCAGCTTGGCGAACTTATCGTCTTTGATGATTCGCGGGTTGCTCGGATTCAGTTTAACGTCTTTGATTTTGTAGAGTTGCATTGACTATCTCTTTAAGTTTCTCTTTCGGCAATACCGTGCCAAAGTCTGCCTCTGTGTGGCAGGGTCTGCATAGTGCAATCAGGTTATCCGGTGTATCGCGCAATTTGCTTCCTCCCATTCCACGCGGTTGGATGTGGTGAATGTCAGATGCTGCCACGCCGCAAACCTCGCAGCCGATGAAGTCTGTCTTTGTCAGTCCGCGCGATTCAAGATATACCATGATGTAGTGTTTCACTTCCTGATTATTACCTCAATGGAGAATTCGCCGTTGTTGTGTTCCTCTGGCCGGTCTGCATTGGTGGCCGTGTCTATGACTTTGAAATACTCAACCATTTCCCGATTGACGGAAGCCGACGCAACTACCCCCCACAGGCTGAACGTGTGAGGCGGGTCGCATTCTCCGGGAAGGTAGAAGTACTTGTGGTCTTCGTTCCACCTGGAAGGCAGGGTGCGTTTGCGCTCGTACAAATCCCGATGAGGTACGGAGATAATCACCACGCCGCCCGGCTTGCAGATGCGAAGCCAATTCTTGACCGCTGTCACCGGGTCGCTGATGTGTTCCAGAACGTGCGAGGCATAGACATAATCGAATTCATTATCCGGGTAGATGTCCATCGTGGTTGCATCGCAATCGTCTTTGTCGTGGTGAACCGCGTCCGGGCTGATCGTGTCGAGGCCATCAAAGGTATCTATCCGCCCGCAGCCGATGTCAATGCCTTTGCCGTGAATGTACTTTTCATAAAATCCGGAAGCAAGCCGCCGTGCGTGTGCTTTGCGTGTTTCAGCCATTGGTCAAAATTTTAAATAGCGCGTCAAGCGTGGCAGATCATTGTCCGGTAATGTCCATTACGATTGCGTCAAGGTCTGCCATTGTTACGCCGTGTTTAGCAACAACATTATGCGTCAACCCGTCTGTGGTGTCAATAACCAAAGCTTCTTGTTCTGCTGAGTAGTAAAGCCGAAAAGCTTTGATATCTTCCCTGAGAATGTAAAAATGACCTTTAACGTTTGGAAACGGTAGTTGGATAAATTTTTTCATTTTGTCAATTTTTCGATGTGATGAACCATATTGTCGCTGTTGTAAATGACCCCCCAATTTTCGCCCGTGCTAACCACATTAGGGCAGTAGGGTGAGAGTTCCAATGCACGCGGATGGTCAAAGATTTCCGCGATGGCAAACGGGCTGCTCTGATTGCCAAAGTGCATACGCCCGCCGCATATCAGCCGGGCCATTGTCAGGAAGTCGGGCGTGTCTGCTTTGATTGCATCCGGGACGTGAACTTTGAAGGCTTCGTATTCGCTTTGCACGCCGATGAATACCTTCTCCATCGGCAGGTCATTCAGGAGTTTCCATTTATCCGCTCCGCCCGCTGCGTTGTTCCTGTACCGCTCCGACAGGTTGACGGTCACATAGCCGTTAATCGGTTCGTCTATGCTGAAGGCAGGGCCGGGCCGCAATTCAGGGTATACCGCCATAATCCACCGGCGAATATCGTAGGCGGCAAGATTGATGCGTGCCTCGCGGAACAGGTCAAGGTCATAATCGAACTCCTCACCTTCCCAAACCTTGCAAGCAATGCCCAGATGTTCCACCAGGGGAATCAGCATTTCACAGGTTGCCTCATTGAGCATCACCGATCCGCCCGGATGGTGCAAGCCTGCCGCGTATTGCGCCGGACGATTCGGATTTAGATACAGGACGTGTGCTCCCGGTATCGCCGCGATGGTGGGCAGCATATAAATGATATCGCCCGCGTTGCCGCTGTGCTTAAATTCCATAGAGGTTCTCAAGTTGTCTCATTGCATCCACCTTGCAGCTTGGGCAGGTGGTAAGTTTTCGATTCAGGCAGACGAAGGCCAGCCGGGTGATGACCGCGTTTTCATCCGCCGTAAATGTCCACGCAAGGGTGCGCTTGTACTGCTGCCACTTTGGCAGGAGTGCCGCGAATTCCGCCCGCTGCTCTTCACTCATCGGTACAGGGTCTTTGAAAAGAATCTTGCAAGTATGGGAGCAATACCTGCGTAAATCGGATTGACTTGCAACAGGGCCAGCGCAATAATGCTAATCCAAAATGAGAGGCACTCCGGACAGGCAAGGACAAAGTATCCGCCAAACACTCCATCGGGCCGCTGCTGGTTGTTCAGCGCGAAAGGCACGGATGCCCCGGCGATGGAAACGAGCGTTAGGAAAATGTCAATGGTCATTATGCAAATTTAGGTAATATTTTTAAAACAGGTTGGTAGGATTTCGCAGCTTGTAGGAAGCCAAGCCGGGAACAAAGGTCACCGGGATGACAACATTGGCCACGCCGTTCCGGTTCTTCGCAATCAGCAGTTCAGCCGCCTCTTCCTGTGTCTTGGTCATCATCTCCTGCCCCTGCTCATAGTAGGCCGGGCGGAAGGGGAACAGCACGATATCCGCATCCTGTTCAATCGCGCCGGATTCGCGCAGGTCTGATAGCATGGGCCGCTTGTCTGCCCGCTTTTCGCTTTCCCGGTTAAGCTGTGCCAGCATGATGAACGTCACGCCGCATTCTTTCGCGATCTGTTTTGCCGTCTTGCTGATGTGTGCCACCTGCTGTTCTCGAATTTGTTTTGAGTCCGTAGGGGTAACCAGTCCGAGGTAATCGCAAACCACGCAGGTAATGCCGTGCTTTTGCTTCATCGTCTTAACCCGCGCCCGGATTTTTTCGATGGTGGTATGTGGGGTGTCTTCGAACCATACCGGCAGGCTATCGGCCTCGTCCGTGTAGGTCAGCATCTTGCGAATTTCGGCCTCTCCTAAATTGCCCTTGCGTAACTGATACGATGCAATCCCGGTTTCCCCTGAGATTATCCGCTGTGCCAATGCGCTGTTTTCCATCTCAAGTGAAAACATGATGCCCTTACCACCAGCGCGGCAATGCGTTTGAAGCAGAGCCACGGCCATGGCGGTCTTACCCATTCCAGGCCTTCCGGCCAATACCCACAATTCACCGGCCGGCATTCCGTTTGTAACCCGGTCCAGTTCAAACCAACCGGTCGGAAGGTTGAGCGGTGTTTCCCCTGCATTGCTGATTCGCTGCACTTCCTTCGATACCATCCGGCCAAGTGCTACCGGATCGCGTGAAAGGTTGTTTACGAAGGCATCAATTTCGGCCTGTGCCTGGTCGGCCAACTTAAACGGGTCGCTGCCTTCGGTCATTGCTTCGCGGTGTAGCTGTGTTCCGAGGTTGGCAATCTTCCTCAGCCCGAACAACTGGTATAAGAATTTGATGTGCGTGTCGATGTTCGCGCCGCTGTGGATGCCCGCCGCTATCGTTCCAATATCGAGCGGTGTGGCAAGGTACTTGTTTTGCTTGCAATACCGCGCCACGGTGCTGATGTCAATCTGCATCCTCTCTGCGTACATCTCGCACATTGCTTTGCAGATGTCTTGGTTGATCGGGTCGAAAAAGTATTCAGGGCGCAATTCGCTGATGAAGTGCTGTTTGTTGCCTTCAATCAGGAGTGCGCCTAAGACATTGCGCTCAATGTCGCGATCTTGTGGTGGTGGTTGTAGGTTCATAGTTCGGTGTCTGCTGTAATGATGCGGCGGTTAATTAGCGGCTTAACGTTTTGTATCTGCTCGTCTTCCCATCGCCGCTTGTTCAGGTAGCTTGCAGGGTGTGGAATGAATTGCGGTTCTTTGCCTTGGCAAAAAACAGGAACGTGCCAAAGAATTTTTTCTACTTCGCTCGGCTTAATTTTTTTGAAAGCTTTAACGGCATCGGCTTTTGATTCCTTGCGCGGATAGATATTCCAGAACTTCAAAAAATCCTCACTAATGTCTTTACTGTTTTCTTTTGTTTTAACTGTCTTATTATGCTGAATGTGCGTTGGTAGTTGCTTCGAATCTGCTTTAGTATCTGCTTCGGTAGTTGCTTTAGTAAATTCTACCAAAGCAATTACGTTTGAAGTGTGTTGATTTTTAGCCCTTTCGACAATCTTAATCAATCCGAACCGTTCCAAATCTTCCAAAGCCTGAATATAGGTTTTGTAACTGGTTGTTCCCATCATTTCCAAAGTGTATCCGGTGGGTATACCGAATGTGGGTTTCCACATAAGCGCGTTTGCGCGGTTCAAAATGTAGAAGTACAGCGCATGGTGAAAAGGTTTTGCGCCATTGTCTGGGGCTTTTGCCCAATAGTTTCGGCTTAGTTCAAATATGTCCATTAAAAGCAAAACGCCCCGCCATTTCTCTGCGTGAGACCATCCCCCAAGTAGGATGCGCAGATACTCTGACGGAGCGTTTCTTTAAATCGTGGTTCATCTTGGTGAATCCGGAGCGGGTCTCAATCGCTGTTTCCGAACTTGTTACAAATATACTATCCGCCCGCGATAAATCCTAGGTAAGGACAGAATAATTTCACGCGCAATTCGGGGTCTTCAGCGGCGGGAACACGGCCTGTAAGGTTGCGCTCAATGGTCTCGACAAGGGTCTTAAATGACTTGTACCGCATCTCGTTTTCAATGATGGTAACTCCGTGAATAACCGTGCTGTGGTCTCTGCCACCTGCATACTGGCCGATTTCGCGAAGGCTGGCCATTGTCTGCTTCCGGGCGAAGTAGAAGAACAGTTGCCGCGCCCGTGCGAATTGCCTGTGTCGGCTTCGCCTGCTGACCACATCCAATGAGCAGTCCAATGTCTCCGCAATGGTGTGCCATATCGCATCCAACTGGTCAGAGAATATCAGGTCTTCGTAAGGCATGATGCGCGGCCTGTCTGCGATAGGCTCTTTATCCGAATCGGCCTTATACGGCTGAGGTTTGGCGTTCTTGTTCATCGTTGGTTTGGCGGTTTAAAATCTTCATTGCGTGGTTAAATTTCCGGTCATCGACAAAGTCCCAGAACTGTGCGCCCTCAGGGGTGCGCTTCCAATCGAAAGCGCACCACAAAGACTGAACATCATTGGCCTCTGCTTCGGGAAAGCCGTACTCTTTACGGCGAAGGAAAGCCAGGTGTTTGAACACGGGTGGAAGTCC